GAGTTGTTGGCTTCTATGAAGCTGAAAAAAGGTAGCTTTGGTAACATCACTACAGGTTCTGCTGGTGATCATTCCATTCCTTTGGCTCCTCGCCTTCCCGGTGCAACTGCACTGCCTACAGATGTGGCATCACCTTTGATGGTTGTGTCTCGTATGGGTCGCTTGTTGGATCAACAGTTTGTTGATTCCGCTGGTCGCTGGTTGGTGGTCGATCCCGTGTTCATTGAACTGTTGAAGGATGAAGACAGCCGTTTGTTGAATGGTGACTTTGGTGGTTCTGGTTTGCAGAACGGCTTGGTCATTAACAACTTGCATGGCTTCCGTATCTATGTTTCTAACAACCTGCCAAAGATTGGTACTGGTGCTGGTACTTCAGGTACTGCTAACCAGAACTCCAACTATGGTGTGATTGTTGGTGGTCATGACTCTGCTGTTGCAACTGCTCAGCAAATCACTAAGACCGAGACATATCGTGATCCCGACAGCTTCGCTGACATCGTGCGTGGTATGCATCTTTATGGTCGCAAAATCTTGCGTCCTGAAGGCATCGTCACTGCTAAATACAACGCTGCTTAAGGAGAACGATAATGGCAACTGTTACAACTTTGGCTGGTTCAGCCTCCGCTGGTCGCACCGCTGGTGCTGTCCCTTACTTGGTCGATGTTACTATTGACTTCGCTGCTGCAGCTACAGCTAAAGGCTCTGCCTTGGCTGCTGCTGACGTTATCGAATGCATCAATGTACCCGCCAATACTCTCATCTTGAATGCTGGTCTTGAAGTTATCACCGTCTTGGGTGGTGAGTCAAACGATACCACTTTCGATTTGGGCGTGACTACTACTGAGCCTGACAACTTCGTTGATGGCTTTGATGCTGACGCTGCTGCTGCTGGTGCTTACGCACAAAACGCTGCTGCTTATCAGCCTTTGGTGATTGGTACTGCTGACACTATCGACTTGTTGATCGCAACTGCTACTACTGCTCCCACCTCTGGTGAAGTGCGTGTATGGGCTGTGTTGATGAACATCGATGGTCGCCCAGCCCGTGCCTCGGTGGACCGTGAGCAACTGGCCTAATAGCTAGTTAATACTGGGAGGGGCTTAACCGCCTCTCCCTTTTATTGTTTAAAAATTATGTCTACATACATTTCTTTAACGAATGAATTGCTACGAAGAATGGGTGAGGTCACTATGGACTCCACCGAATTCGACAGTGCTAGAAACATCCAAGCTCTAGCAAAGAATGCTATCAATTCATCCATTAGAGAATTGATGCACTCCGCACAAGAATGGCCTTTTGCCTTAGCTACCCAGACACAGACACTAACTGTTGGTACAGGTGTGTACAGTTTTCCTACTGATACATCCACTGTAGACTGGGATTCTTTTTATTTAAAGAGACTCACTGCAGCTAACAATCAGCCTTCCCGTCTTTCTGTTCTTACTTACACTGACTACCTAAACAACCATCGTCCTCAAGAGGACACTAATGGTACTGGTGGTTATGGTCCTACTATTGCTGTATATCAAACACAAGAGGCTAAGTTTGGTGCTACTCCTATTCCAGATCAGGCATATCAGATTGAATATAAGTATTGGTCTTTCCCTGCTGACTTAGCTATATCTACTGATGTAGCTATTATTCCAGATAGATTTACTAATGTATTAATTGATGGTGCTATGTTCTACATGCTGATGTTTAGATCTAATGAACAAGGTGCAGCAGTATATAAAGAAAAATTTGATGTTGGTATTAGAGCAATGAGAAGACTGTTGCTGGATGAACCTATGTATATGAGTTCTACAGCATCTGTTAGTCCCTCATTCCATCCTAGAGTGTTTTAATGGCAGATAGAATTAATGGCTTTAAAGTAACTTCTATTGGTGGCATGAACACCAATAGGGACGTATTGTCTCAAGGTGAAGAAAGCCCCGGTTCTGCTACACAGCTTATTAATTATGAACCTTCTATTAATGGTGGTTACAGACGCATCAGTGGGTTTGCTAATAACTATGGAACAGTTACAGGCACTGGTGCTGTCTTAGGCGTATTAGTAGCAGAAGATTTAAACAATAGTATTTTTGCTTGTCGTAAACCTTCTGCTGGTACAAACTACTTTTATAGGTGGGTAGCAGCATCATCCACTTGGACTGCGATATCAACTCCCGGTACAGTGACAATGGTGGGAGTTAAGAAGGTTAGGTTTACTAAGTATAATTGGAGTGCTCCTAAGTTTGTTTTAACTGATGGCATTAATCCAGCAGCCGTGTATGATGGAACAACATATACACAGATTACTCATTCCAATGCGCCTAATAGTCCTAAGTATTCAGCAGCATTTAAGAATCATATATTCTTAGCTGGTGATCCTACAGATCCTTACAACTTATATGTTTCTTCTCCATTAGCTGAGACAGACTTTAATCCAGCTAATGGTGCTGCTGTTATTAATGTAGGCTTTGAAATTGTTCAGATTAAACAATTTAGAGATACGTTGTACGTCTTTGGTAAGAATGCTATTAAGAGTTTGGTAGGTACAAATATAGCTGACTTTGTTGTTGGCGAGGTGACAACAAACTTAGGTTGTGTTGTACCAGATAGTGTGATAGAACTGGGTGGTAATTTATTGTTCTTAGGACCAGATGGTTTTAGACCAGTGTCAGGAACAAACAGGATTGGTGACGTTGAGCTTGAAACAATTTCTAAACAGATTCAGTTTACCATTACATCAATCTTACAAGAATTAAATGCTGGCTCTATTGATCCAGAATCTTTGAGTTCAGTGGTTATCCGTAAGAAATCTCAATTTAGAATGTTTATTCCTAGTGAAGGAACATTTGGATTGTTAGGTGGTTTGCGTGAAAGAGAAGGTGGTATTTCTTTTGAGTATAGTCAGTTGTTTGGCTTTCCAGCTACCTGCTCTTCTAGTGGTTACATTGGTATTGATGAAGTAGTTATTCATGGTGATGCTACTGGTAAGGTACACAGACAAGAAACAGGAACTTCTTTTAACACTGCTGAAATATTAAGTGTCTATCAAACTCCTTTTTATTATTTCCAAGATCCTACCATTAGAAAGAACTTCTATAACATTTCTACTTTCTTAAGAAGTGAAGGATCTTCCAGCATTGTTATGGGTGTTTCCTATGACTTTGATGATTCAGTTGGTGTGTTTAATCCTGCTAACTATAACCTTCCTATTGTTGGAACTGCTGCTTATTACAATGAAGCCATCTATGATGCCACAGCCATTTATGATGGCAACCCATCACCAGTAAAGAAGACAAACATTGAAGGCTCTGGATTCTCTATTGCTTTCAAATATGTGACTAATGATACTAATGCTAGTCATACGATTCAAGGGCTTGTCTTGAATTATTCAATCAATGACAGACGCTAAGGAGAACTACCTTGACAGGTTATGTAAGACAATCTGCTGCTGACATCGTCCCAACGGGCGTAGTTAGAGCTGCACCAATTAATAATGAGCTTAATGCTCTGCGTGATGCCTTTGCTACGGCTGCTGGTCACAGACATGATGGCACTGCTGCTGAGGGTCATCCTGTTCCTGTTATTGGAGATGCTGACTTATTAAATAAGATTGCCACTGATACAGCTAACAATCGTCATGGTGTGTTTGTTGAGGTAGGTGCTGCTGCTGTAGAGCAGGTACGCTTTCAAGATGGTGCTATTGTTCCAGTAACAGATAATGATATTGATCTTGGAACAAGCTCCTTAGAATTTAAAGACTTATACATTGATGGTACAGCAAACATTGACAGCTTAGTTGCTGACACTGCTGACATTAATGGTGGAACAGTTGATGCCGCTGTAGTTGGTGCAACCACTCCCGCTGCTGGTACATTCACTTCACTCACTGCCAATACCTCTTTAGTTGCAGCCACTGCTGACATCAATGCAGGTACTATTGATGGTGCTGTTATTGGTGGCTCTTCTGCTTTAGCCATCACAGGTACTACAGTTACAGCTACCACTGGTTTTGTTGGTGGTCTTACTGGTGCTGTCACTGGTAACACTGCAGGTACACACACTGGTGCTGTTGTTGGTAACGTCACTGGTAACTTAACTGGTAATGTTACAGCCTCTACAGGCACATCAACATTTAATGATGTAACCATCAATGGGGGCTTGAACATGGATGCAGCTACTGCTGCCACCATTACAAACTTAACTAGTCCTACCAATTCTGGTGACGCAGCTACCAAAGGTTATGTAGACACAGCAGACGCATTAAAGCTAAATCTAGCTGGTGGCACTATGAGTGGTGCTATCGCTATGGGTACTAGCAAGATCACTGGACTAGGTGATCCAACTCTTGCACAAGATGCTGCCACTAAAACTTATGTTGATACATCTATCAGCAACTTAGTAGCCGCTGCTCCCGGAGCGTTAGACACTCTAGATGAATTGGCTGCTGCCTTAGGCGATGATGCCAACTTTGCCACCACAGTGACAAACTCCATTGCAACAAAACTAGCACTTGCTGGTGGCACTATGTCTGGTGCTATTGCAATGGGTACTAATAAAATCACTGGCTTAGGTGATCCTACTCTTGCACAAGATGCTGCCACTAAAACTTATGTTGATACAGCAGATGCATTAAAACTAAACCTTGCTGGTGGCACTATGAGTGGTGCTATCGCTATGGGTACTTCCAAGATTACAGGTCTTGGCAATCCCACAGCAAATCAAGACGCTGCTACTAAAACCTATGTAGACACTGCCGATGCATTGAAGCTGTCTTTAACAGGTGGCACAATGTCTGGAGCCATTGCGATGGGTACTTCCAAGATTACAGGCTTGGGTACTCCAACAGATAATGCTGATGCTACAACTAAACTGTATGTTGATGGAATCTTAGGCTCTGCAACTGCTGCAGCCACTTCTGCTTCTGCAGCAGCCACCTCTGCTTCTAATGCAGCTACTAGTGCAAGCAATGCTTCTACATCAGAAACCAATGCTGCTTCGTCCGCCTCTGCTGCTTCTACATCAGCTACCAATGCTGCTGCTAGTTATGACAGTTTTGATGACCGTTATTTAGGAAGCAAAGCCTCTGCTCCTTCTGTTGACAATGATGGCAATGCTTTATTAACTGGTTCTCTCTATTGGAATAGCACAAGCAATGAATTGTTCTTATGGACTGGTTCTGCTTGGACACGCTCTGCATTGTCTGGTACAGACTATGTATCCAAGTCTGGTGACACTATGACTGGTGCGCTCACTGCCACTGGTTTTACTGGCCCACTTACAGGCACTGTTGGTGCTACTGCAGCTAATACTGGTGCGTTTACAACTCTGACCACATCCTCCACAGTTACTCACAATGGAGGCACAGCCAACGGAGTAACCTATCTCAATGGTTCAAAGGTTCTGACAAGTGGCTCTGCGCTAGTCTTTGATGGTGCGACGACAAGATTGATGGTAAATGCTTCAACAAATGGTGGCATTGGTTCTTTTTATGTTGGCAACCCAAGCGCATCAAGCGAGTACATGAACATTGTCACAAGCACATCAGGAACTGGTGCTTTGTTGTTTGGCAATACAACTGCGGCTACTGCGGGTAGATATGCGGGTGCGATTACATATAGCCATACTGCTAATAGTTTAACTTTTGACACAGACTCTACCAATAGAATGGTTATTAACTCAACAGGGTTGGGTATTGGTACAAGTTCGCCGTCTCAAAAACTAGAAGTTGCAGGCAATATTTATATCAACACCAGTGGCAATCCGTCAATGACGGTAAAAACTACGGGCGCAGGAAACAATCCAATTTATCGTTTGCAGGCTGATACCAACTATTGGGATTTGCAAGGCACATTTTCAAACGCAGGTGACGAGTTATATTTTATGTATAACGGGTCAACAAAAATGGTGTTGTCTTCCGCAGGTGGTTTCTCAGTAGGCACAACAGCAAACCCCGGAGCTGGTGCAATCTACGCTACTGGTGCAATCACTGCTTTCTATTCTGACGCACGACTCAAAACTGTCAGTGGTAAAATTGAAAATGCTTTGGACAAAGTGGCTAAGCTGTCTGGTGTATATTACACTAACAACGATGTTGCTAAATCCTTTGGCTACACCAGCGATGAAGTTCAAGTGGGTGTGTTGGCTCAAGAGGTTGAGGCAGTGATGCCGGAGATTGTTAAGGCTGCTCCATTCGACTTAGATGAAAACAACAACAGCAAGTCTGGTGAGCATTACAAAACAGTTCAGTATGAGAAGCTTGTGCCTTTGTTGATTGAAGCAATTAATGAGTTGCAAGCTAAGGTTAAACTTTTGGAGAACAAATAATGGCAGTCTCTCTTGTATCAACGGGCATTCAGTTTCCTGACGCAACCATTCAAACTACGGCGGCCACGGCTGGTGCGGCTCCGGGATTAGTGCTTATCTCAAGCACAGATGCAACAGCAGTTACAACTATTGATATTAACTTTTCAGCGTCATACAACAACTACATTATTGTTAGTCAAGGGCTTCAACCATCTTCACTCAACCAAACTATGTATATACGTTTTTTTGTTGGCGGTGTAATTCAAACAGGTTCTGTTTATGGTAGAAACTCTGGAACTAACGTTGTAGGCGCAGGGCAAGACTTTCTTAATTCAACTTTTATAGCTGTAAATGCGGCAGGAAATACTTCTCCTGCATCTGGTGAACCAAATAGGGGTATGAACTTTTTTATTAACATGCATGGCGTAAATAATGGTCAATACAAATATTTATACGGCAACACTTCTGCCAATTTAGGTTCAAGTTTGTCTGGTCAATTATTTGCTGGTTCATATAACGGAACTTCTGCACTGACAGGTATTCGTTTTTATTGGAGTGGCGGTGATACTTTTGCCGCTCAAGGGTCAATTAAGCTGTACGGCCTTAAAAATTCATAAGGATTTATTATGACAAGATTTCACCAAACACCTGATGGAATTGTCCCATTTACTGCTGAAGAAGAGGCTGAATGTGATGCGATGGCGTTGCAATGGGCGGCTGAACAAGCGGAACTTGCAAAGACGCAATATCAGCGTGACAGAGCAAACGAATACCCATCAATCAACGATTACGTTGACGGTATAGTCAAGGGTGACCATGTACAAGTTCAAGCTTACATTAATGCGTGCTTGGCTGTAAAAGCAAAATATCCAAAACCAACTCAGGAGTAAACTATGACAACAACTTGGACTATCTCAACCTTAGATCGTGAAACCGCTACAGGTTTCGTAACCACAGCACATTGGAGAGCAACGGCTGTTGATGGCGACTACACAGCCACCATCTATTCCACAAGCTCATGGCCTTCTGGTACACCTGCAGTGGCTTATGCTGCTCTGACAGAAGCTACAGTGCTTGGTTGGATCTGGGCTAATGGTGTGGATAAGGAAGCTACAGAAGCTGCCTTGGCTGCTAACATTGCTGGACAAAAAGCTCCTGTTACAGCCACTGGCACTCCGTGGTCTGAGTGATGGAAGAAGTAACACACGCCCAAATCTATGAGCGTCTGTGTGCTGTTGAAGCTAAAGTAGATAAGCTAGATAAAAGCACAGAGGCTGTGGTGGTTGCATTCAATGCAGCCGCTGGTGCATTCACTGTGCTTGAATGGCTTGCTAGAGCAGTGAAGCCCATCTTAGTTATTGGTGCATTCTGTGGAGCCATATGGCTGGCTATAGAAAACAAGCTGCATCAGTAATACTTTTATTATTAATATCTTTCCCTATTGGGTCCAAGGAGGAAAAATATAAGTGTGTCCGATGGACATGGACTGGAGATGTATATAACAGAAAAGTTGTATGCATTGAATGGAAAAAGGTTGAGCGATGATTGATCCCATCACCGCCCTAGCTGGCATACAGAGTGCTATCAGCATGGTCAAGAAGGCCAGCAAGGTAGCCAATGATTTAGGCTCTCTTGCCCCAATGATTGGCAAGATGTTTGATGCTAAAAGCACAGCTACTAAGGCTATGCTTCAAGCAAAGCAATCTGGCAAAGGTTCCAACATGGGAACTGCTTTACAGATTGAGATGGCCTTAGAACAAGCTAGAGCATTTGAAGAAGAACTAAAGATGTTGTTCATGCAGACAGGTAAGATTGATGTCTGGAACAAGATTAAAGCTAGACAAGCTGACATGGACTTGGCTGATGCCAAAGAATTGAGTGCTTTAAAGAAGGCAGAAAAAGCTGCCAAAGAAAAAGAAGATGAAATGAATGAGCTGGCTATGATTATTGGTGGCTGTGCTTTTGTTTTGTTCTTAGTATTTGTTGGTGTTAATGAGTTGATGAACTTCTGTGAAGCCACTAGAAGGTGTGGGCGGTGAACGAATATCAAAAGACCTTTGACTTATGTATAAAGATATTTGTCTATGGGTGTGTGGCTCTGTACTTCTTGGGATTCCTGAAGTTCTTGCCTGATGATTTGTCTGACAAGATTGTGAACTTGTTATTAGGAAAGGTTGGTTTATGAAAGTAACACCCTATCAACACAATGCAAACATGCTTCGTGAATATCAAAAGGTTATTCATCAACAGCACCTTAAAGACTTAGAGAAGCTTAACCGCCAAACTCAAGAAGCTATTAAAGCTCAGTGGGTTAGGGCAGATTCTGTGGATGTAATGGTATGAGATATTTATTATTGTTATTGCTGCTCACTGGTTGTGAAGACAAGTACAGATACTTCTGTCAGAACCCTGACAACTTTCATGCTGAGCCATGTCAGAAACCTAGATGTCAATTCACACAGACATGTCCTGAGTATTTAGTTGCACCAATATTGGAGAAACAAATTGAGAGAACTGCTAATCAAAATGCTGACACCCAACCAGCAACCAAAGCCAAAGCTAACAACTGAAGAGTTTGAAGTTAGGGTTTGGGGGTTTGTAGTGGTGGCTATTACAGTCATCCTATTTGGTATTGTGTTTGCCCTACTCTATTCTGTTACTTTTGTAACACAACCAATCAAGAGTATGGCTCCGATTGACCAAGCCTACACCAAGATGCTTAATGATATAGTATTACTTATTGTAGGTGGTATTGGTGGCATTGTAGGTAAGAGGGCAGTTAACTCAGCACAGAATGCATTCAGACCTCCTCAGCCTCCAATGCAGGGCTGTGGCGGTGGATATGGCGGTGGTGGCTATGGTAGCAGCTACGCCCCTCCACAGTCGGCCTATGGCCTTCCTAGCCAGCCCTTCGGTGCTATGCCTGTATGGAAGAACCCAGAGCTAGATGAAAGCTGGACTCCCGGACCTCCACCAACAACACCTCCTGAACACATGGAGCCTGATGAGGATAGGGAAGAGATAGCAGCAGCTAGAAAAGAGGCTGAGTGATGTTACCTATTCCACTGCCTTGGCTGATCATTAGTGCAATGGTTGCACTGTTTGGAACATATCAAGTTGGTCATCACTATGGCTGGATTGAGCGTGACGAAGAGATGCAGATAGAGATAGCTAAGAAGAATGAAGAAGCCCGTGAACTAGAAAAGAACATGACTTCTAAACTAGCTGATAAAGAAACAGCATTAAGAAAGGCAAAGAATGAAATATCTAACAAACAGTCTGCTATGCGTGAGCTTGCTAACACTGGCAGGTTGCGCCTCCCCACCACCAGTTGTGTACAAACCAGCACAAGTGCCGCCCCTGCCACAGGAGATAGCAGAGACGAACCTTCCGAACTTGAGCGACAGACTATTGCAACTCTTATCGACATCGTTGCCGAAGGAGACAAAGCCATCGTCAAGCACAACGCCTGTGTCGCAGCCTATAACGAAATGAGGGAGTTGGTAAACAATGGTAACAAGTGAACAACTAAGACAGCTACACATTGAGCCATCTTTGGCTGATGCTTTCAATGAAACCTTTGAGAGATTTGGTATAGTTACACCAGCTCAACAGGCTTCATGGATTGGTCAATGTGGTCATGAGTGCGGTAACTTTCGTATTATGGAAGAAAACCTGAACTATCGTGCTCCCACCCTGCTTAAGCTGTTTCCTCAGAATCCTAAGCGTGTATGGGGCTTCACCCCTGAGAGTGCTGCTGCCTATGAAAAGCAGCCAGTTCGTATCGCCAATAGGATTTACGGCAATCGTATGGGCAACAGGGATGAGGCTAGTGGGGATGGTTTTCGTTTCCGTGGATCCGGATTTCTCCAGCTAACTGGCATGAATAATTTCTACCACGCTGGACAAGCCTTGGGAGTTGATTTCATTATGCAGCCTGAGCTGGTGCGTACACCTATGTATGCTGCCCAGACTGCCGGATGGTTCTGGCAGACTCACAGGCTCAACCAATATGCTGACAGTGGTGACATCCTCACTATGACAAAGCGTATCAATGGTGGTACTATCGGACTTGAAGATCGTAAGAAGCATATTGAACATGCCTTACATGTATTAGGTGGTTGACTAAGCCCCTAAATTGTGGTATGACAAGGCTTAAAGGTATATAATGTTACCAGCTTCTCTAAGTATTATTGGCAGAGAAGTGCCGATTAGAGTTGTAGATGTATTCCCAGAACAACTGGGAGAGTACAACTATGACGATTATGCAATTAAAATAAAGTCTGGTCAGCACCCCTTAGCGGAGGCAGATACATTGTTACATGAATGTATACACGCTATAGACGACTGCTTCCAATTAAAACTGTCAGAGAGACAGGTGTATTGTTTAGCTGTAGGAGTGTTAGCACTACTTAGAGATAACAGAGATATGCTTGCCTATTTAACTGAAGCAATAGAGAAACCAAGAAACATATGAAAGATTTTACAGCACAACAAAAGGAAATCGTAGCTAGGAAGCTAGGATACGATGGTCCTATGCAAGGCTTTGATGAGTTTATTTCATCTTCTCCTGCACTAGAAGCTAAGTATGCTGCCATCTCTGGTAAGTTTGTTGAGCGTATGGCTAGGGGCGGGGATGTTAAACGTAAACACTTTGTTACTGGTGGTGGCGTTACTAATCAGGTAGTTGCTGATTGGTGGAGCAAACCAGAGAATCAGGCTAAGTCTGATGCTGAGATTAGAGCTGTAATGGATGAATTTAAAGTGTCTCCTACGCAGTTTGCTACATCTATTGGTGCTAATGCAGCGGATGCTATAGATATTCAGAGAAGATATGATCTTGCTGGACAAAAAACAGAAGTTGTTAATACTGGTGGTGTTAAACAAGCTGGAAATGTTACTCTTGATTCATCTGGTAAACCTACAGTAGGAGATGCTGCTCAAGTAACAGCAGCACAGATTACTGCCAATCAAAGTCAAAACGTAGCTACAGCTAACAGAGCAGATGATTTAGCTAACACAGCCAAGGGTGCTGCTGCTATTACAGCAGCCACTGCTGCTACTCCTGCTGCTGCCAAAGCCTCTACATACACTGCACAACAAACTGCTGGTGATGTAACCGAGTTATTAAAAGGCGTTACTCCAGCAGTTGGTACTGTTGGCACATCTAGTCAAGTAGCTGCACAAACAGTAGACCCAACAAAGACAAATCTGGCTGGCTTAATTGCCGCAACTCTTGATAAAGCTCAGACTGTTGCGGGTGCTCCAACTAGAGCACTACAAGAAGGTGAACAAGTATCTGCTGCTGTTGATGCTGCCAGAGCTGAAACAACTGCTAAGGCTACAGAAGCTGCTGCTGCTGCGGGAACAGTGACAGAAGACATGACTGTTCAAGGACAGCTTGCTAAACTCACTGCCAACTTTGATGCAAAGAACCCACCCCCGTGGGCTGCCGCTGCTCTTAGAGAGGCCACTGCTGTAATGGCAGCTAGGGGTATTGGTGCTTCTAGTCTAGCAGGTCAGGCTTTAGTTCAAGCTACGTTTGAAAAGGCTTTGCCTATTGCCAGTGCTGATGCTGCCATTTTCCAACAGATGGCTTTACAGAATCTTTCTAACAAACAACAAACTGCTGTGCTTGCTGCACAACAACGTGCTACTTTCTTGGGTCAAGAGTTTGATCAAACATTCCAAGCAAGAGTTACTAATGCTGCTAAGATTTCTGACATTGCTAACCTCAACTTTACAGCCACTCAACAGATTGCTCTAGAGAATTCTAAGATGGCACAGACAGTTGATCTCGCCAACCTTAGTAATCAACAAGCCACCATCATGGCTTATGCTGCACAAGTAGCAAATCTTGAGGTGACAAACCTTAATAATAAACAACAAGCTGCTGTTGTTAATGCTCAAGCCTTCTTACAGATGGATTTGTCTAACTTAAGTAATCAGCAACAAACAGTGTTATTCAAGACACAACAGATGACAAATTCATTGTTATCTGATGCTGCTTCTATGAATGCTTCTCTTCAATTTAATGCTGCAAGTACCACACAAGTAGATCAGTTTAATAATACATTGTCTACACAGGTAACACAGTTTAATGCTACTCAGAAGAATGCTATTTCTCAGTTTAACACTGACCAAGAAAATGCAATGTCTAAGTTTAATGCTGAGGTGCAGAACCAACGTGACACATTCAATGCTACACAACGATTGGTTATTGACCAGTCTAATGCTCAATGGCAGAGAGAAATTGCTACAGTTAACACAGCAGCTAACAATGCAGCTAACACATTGAATGCACAACTGTCGCAGAACATGACACTAGCTGAGTATAACAATGAGACACAGCTTTATAGAGACAGTGTTTCATTTGCTTGGCAAGCTGGGCAGAATGATTTAGATAGAGCTAACAAGTTAGCAGTGTCTGAAATAACTGCTTCTGCGGGAGTAAAAACAGCAAATGCTTCAGCAAAGAATGATTTATTAAAAACAGGTGCTAAAGCAGCAGCTATGTTCCTTTTATCTGATGAACGTATGAAAGATATACAAGGACCTATTACTAACGCTCTAGACAAGATTAAGAATATTGGTGGATATTCTTACAAATATAAAATAGAGGCTGAGCCTTTTGGTTATAACAGTACAATCACGACAATGGGTGTGTTGGCTGGACAAGTTAAGAAGGTGTTGCCTGATGCTGTTAAGCCAGCCCCATTCAATGTTGGCTTTGATGTGGTGGACTATGCAGCAGTTAATGGATTGTTAGTGGCTGCAGTTAATGAACTCATCACTAAGGTTGATCTACTTTCTACACGATTGAATGATCTGGAGAAGAAATAATTATGAAGAATTTTAAAAAGTATTACAGCAAGATCAATAACATTGTTGATAAGACTATGTCAACACCTAAAATTGACCCAGTGTCAAAAGGTATTGTGCAACGTCCAGCAAAGAAAGAAGAAGCACCAGTAGGAAAGATGACTGCTGAACAACAAGTAGCTAGATATGTTGAAATTATTCGCAAGCAAAAGAAGGAACTTCTAAATGATAAAGCCTGAAGATTTTTTAGAAGCTCCTATTCCCGGAATGTCTTTAACAACAGAGCCGGGCAGTGTTCCTTGGGAACAACCACCACAACTTGTAACGCTTCAAGAAGTAGCTGATTACTATATTAACAAACTTACAGAAGATCAAGAAGCTATTGATAAAACCCTTGATGCTATTGAGCTTGGTGTCCCACTTCAATCGTTAGCTAATGGAACCATCTTATTTAATATGATGAAGGGTATTCATACTATTGATGTAGGCTTCTTAGTGATGCCTATCATTGTTGAAATGTTCATCACCTTAGCAGAACTGAATGATATTAAATATTCTATAACTCCTGAAGATACAATTAAAGGTAAGGTCTTAGATAGAAGTCTTGTAGAAAAGATTGTTAATAGTTCAGAAGGAAAAACTGAAGAAGCTATTCAGTCTCTTGCTCCTGTAGGTAGGGGTTTAATGTCTAAAGGAAATATGTAATGTCTTTTTTAATTCCACTATTAACAGGTGCTCTTGAGGGGTTTACTGAAAAGACCAAGCAGGAAGATGAAGTTAATGCTGCCAGTATTCAAGAGAAACTTAAAGCTTCTTATACAACTAGACTAGAAAAGAAAAAAGAACTTGATACTGAAAGAACAGCAGCAACTAAGGTTGTTAATTCTCTTAGAGGTATTGAGTTTGCTGATGGTCCTTTGGACAACAGTCAGCTAATCAACATTGCTACTAAACCTAAACTAGCTGAGAGTATTCTTAAGAAACTGGATGATGATCCAGAATGGTTTAAGAATACAAAGAGAGGTTTTATTAAGCAAGTTGAAGGCGTTGATCCTACCATTGATATTAATAAACACTTTGACAGTGTCTATCGCTTACAGAAAGAAGCAGCAGCTAGTGCTGAAGCTTTCTTTGCTGCCCCTGAAGATGCTTCGTTCTTAGAGAAGAGAACAGCAAGAAAGAATTTAATCACTGCTAAACAAACAGCAGCTAAACTTGGTGTGTCATTAGAAGACTTACTGGCTACATATAAGCCATCATCTTCCTTTGTTTCTAACATGGGCAGAGTAGATCCTTCTGCTTTAACTAAACCTGAAGACTTTGATAAGATGGAGAAAAGACTTAAGGCTGAGTTTGTTAAAGCTCAACAGTCTGGTGATCCAGAAGCAATTTCTAAAGCTGATTCCAACATTGGTAAGCTTGTCATCTTGAATGAGAAGCTAAGACTTGAGAAGAAGTCTGAGGCAGAAATTCAAAGTGATATGGTTACAGACATTCAGAAAGCTAAATCTGAAGGTACTCCGGCTGGTCAATCTAAGGCTAAGAACTTAGAAGCTTTGTTACAACAACGTAAAGTATTGTTACAAGCTCTGCCTACAGTTACAGCAGAGAAGACATCACAAAGCAATTGGATTACTATTGCTAATAGAGCAGTGTCTTCTAGAATGGAAGAGCTTATTCCCGGTAAGTTTATTTCCACTGTGGCTTTGGATGGCACAATCACTATGACACCTAAGTCAATTGGTAGTACAGAATTTCAAGCTGCTATGACTAAGGCTAAGAGTGAGGTTGTTAATGACTTCACTAGTAATGGTGCTCCTAAGTCTGAGTTTCATAAGAATGCTTTGATATCTATTGGTGTAGGCTTTAGAGATGGTAGACCTGTGGTTGGTGGTAATGTATTAACTACTGCAGATGTTGAAGCTCAGAAGGCCGCTGCTGCTGCGTCTGCAGCACCTGCTCCTGCCCCCACTGCACCTGTAGTGCCAGCATCTACAGCAAGCGGTAGGGCAACACCTTCACCTGCTCTACCCCTACCATATACACCACAAGGTCAGCCAGACACTTCTAAATTAATTGCAGGAAAAACATATAGATCTTCAACTGGCGGTACTAGAAAATGGAACGGCACTAGCTGGGAACAATAAATGGCTAACGAATTTGATCTGTTTACTTCAGCCCCTACGGGGGCTTCTGTTTCGCCTGTACAGGATGAGTTCTCTTCCTTTGTTGCGTCTACAACAGCTCAGGCTCCTGCTCCAGTGTCTGAGAAGCCTCCAGTAGATTTAACTAAACCTGCTTTCCTTGCTCCTCGACAGAGAGCTACGAAGTTGGTGGAGAGAGCAGCAACTATTAAAGAAGAAGAAGCAAAAAAGATTCCTTTCGATGATTTGTGGAAAGATAACAATAACTACAAAGTCATTCAAGAATATGCTCTTGCTAGATTTGGGCAACAAGAAGGCACTCCTAGAAGAGGAGAAACAAAGCAAGACTTTGTGAATCGTTTTGCTACGCACATGCGTATGCTAGATACAGGCAATGAGTTTAATAGTGTTGGTGAACTACAGTATTTAAATAACGCTAAGAGAGAAGACATTCTTAAAGCAGGTGCTGCTTATGACTTGTTCAAGAATACTGCTGGTGTATTTGATGAGCAGAACAGAGGACAAAAAGGATTCCGTCCTGTAATGGATGTTCTCTCTAGTATTATTAGTAGTCCATCCACTGTTCTTACTTTAGGCACAGGTAAGATTGTTAGTAGTGGTTTAACAAAACTGGCAGCAGAGAAAGGCACTAAAGCTGCTCTCACTTCTGCTAAGGGTTTTGGTATGGCAACAGCTACACCAGCCGTTAGTGCTGCTACAACAGCAGCACAAGATGCTGTAGCACAGAAGATTGAATTGAATGTAGCACAAGCTGAGTTTGATCAAGCAAAGAAGATTGATCCAATGACACTCACTGAAGAAGGACAGAAACAACTTCAAGCTTACATTGATGATAGACAAAAGAAACTAGAAGAAGGTGTTAGTGGTAAGCGTGTAGCTTTAGCTGGTGCTATTGGTGCTGTAACAGAGACAGCAGAAGTGTTACCTTTCCTTCGTGGTGCAGGAAAGAAGGCAGGGGTTAGCCAACTGGATGAAATCCTTAAGACTAGAAGAGTACCAGCTACAGGAGAAACACCAACTCCTAAGGTGGAGGTTAAGGCTAAAGATCCAACAGAGAAAGCATTAGAAGATTCCTACGATATCTTTGAAGGCCGTAGGCTTCTTGATGAGCAAGGAAAACCAACATCTGTAGCACAGATGGAAGTTAGGAACGATCTCAATAAGAAAGCAACACTAATTGCTCAAGACATTTGGAAACAGATTCCTGAGTTTGCACCACAAGCTACAGAGAAAGTGTCTGATGCTATCAAGCGTACACTTGAATCAGTAGATACCTTTGATGATGTTGTGTTTGAAAGAGCACTGGCATCTGCTGATGTAACACCAGATGAGTTTGCTAAGATGTTTAGAACATCTGTTGGTGATGCTGCTCGTTCATTGCAGAGCTTGTCTGTTGTTGCCCGTCTACAAAACAAACTAAAGAACATTGATCCTGCTGCTGCTGCAGAATTGAACAAGATGTATGGTGATAGAAGTGCTATCACTTCAGCCTTTACTGGAGTCAAAGACTTTGGTATGCGTCTTGATAGAGAGTTGAAATCCTTGATGGTGTCTCAGATTTCTACCACCATTCGCAATGCTTTCTCTGGTGTTTCTGTTGTTACATTTGGAACAGCAGCAGAGGCTATTGAATCTACTTTATATCGAATAGGTAAGACAGCAGGTGAACTTGCTACAGGTAAGCCTGTCACTGGTAGTTTCACTGGTGGTATCAAAGGTATCTATGATGATTCTATTCGCTCTGCTTTCTACTTAGGACAAAGAGAATTATCTGCTGATGTAACAGATGCTTTGCTCAGTGGTACTCCAGCCTTGTATAGAAAGATGGTTAAGACAACAGGTGAAGCTGGTCCTAATGATTTGTCTAAGGCAGCACAAATTGCTAACACATTTAACGTAGCTCAAGATGCTTTCTTCCGCAAAGCTATGTTCACCTCTTCAGTTGAAAAGCAACTAAGCCGTGTTGGTATTAACATGTATGATGTAATTGCTCAAGGTAAGCAAGTACCTTTTGATGTGTTACAGAATGCTGTTAATGAAGCACTCACTGGTACATTCAGTAAGATGCCTACCAAAGGTCCAATGTTCCATGCTGTGAAGTTTATTGAAGAGCTTGGTCCTATTGGTTCTACAGTGATTCCTTTCCCACGCTTCATGGCTAACGCTATGGAATGGACATATAAGCACATGCCTACTGGTGTGTTATCTGGTAGCACAGACATTGCTGCTGGCCTAACTAAGATGGCTAAGGGCGAAGCTGACATGGGAACTAAACAAGTCACTATGGGGCTTGAGAACTTATCTAAAGGTGCTACAGGCACTGCTGCTTTATACGCTGCCTATAAATATAGACAAGAGAACCAAGACACTGAATGGTACAACATAAAGAACCCTGATGGTTCCACTGTAGATGCTAGAGTTTTATTCCCTGCTGCTCCTTTCCTTGCCTTAGGTGATTACATTGTTAAATTCCAAAATTCTAGAACAGATGAATTTAAGACTAAGGAATTCTTAGAAGCTATGATTGGTTTCAAAGCACCAGCAGGTACATACTCATGGCTTGGTGATAAGTTTGCTGAGGCACAATCAAATGCAGCAACAGGTGAAGACACGGCAGATAACAAAGTTAAGACATTCTTTGGTGAGTGGGCAGGTCAATATTTAGGTAGAGCACTTATTCCTTTCCAACAATTGAGTGATATCTTTGGTGCAATTGATCGGAATGAAACCCTACCTAGAGATGCTACTCAAATTCCAGCAGGTGAAGAAGGATTTACTTCATCATTTAAACAGGAACTGACAAAGCGTACTCCTGTGTTGAAACAAGAACTTCCTGTATATCAACCACCACTTAGAGAAACAGCAGCATTCAATGACAATGGTCCATTAAAGATGTTGTCTGGTATCGCTGTTAAAGGAGTTCCTTCTGCTCTTGAAGCTGAAGTTACTCGCCTAAAAGTACCGGGTAATAAAATCTTTACAAGCACAGGTGATAAGATTGTTGATGCTGATGCCCGTAAGATTATGGCTCCATTGGTTCTTGAGCAGTTTGATAATCTTAAGCAAACTTCTTTCTATCAGGAAGCCAGCAAAGACTTGCAAAAGATTTCTTTACAAAATCTTATTACTTGGGCAGGTACAACAGCTAAAGAAATAGCATCAGATAAAGCAACTGCTGCAGCCTATTCTGTAGAAAAACAACCCCGTTTGTTTGAGATCCAATATTCTAAACTAGCTCCAGAACTTAAGCGTGTTGTTGTTGAAACATACAGACAGCAACAGGGTAAAGAATTAGATGTAACAAAAGACTATGCTTCTGCTTTGGCTATTGCTGCAGCTATGCGGGAGTTACCCGGATATGCTGTGGGTGGTGATGTAAGAGAACTGGGTAAAGCTTCTCTGTATGAGAATCAAATGAAGAAACTTACAGCTTCTAAACTGAAAGTTATTAGTGGTGAGTTTAGAGAAGTGTATGGTAGACCTTTTAATCCAGACACAGACTATAGAGAAGCAGTATCCTTAGCTAAAGATGTAGGACTACTTGGCACTGGCTATGCTCTGGGAGGTGTTGTTAAGATGAATCCCGGTGGCTTCTTAGCTAAGAAGCTTGTGGGTGAGGCAGCAGAGACTGCCATTAAGAAAGGTGCATTGTCTTTAACTGATATTGTTTCTAAACATAGCATCTCTCCAGCAGTGGAGCAAACTACACAGGCTTTGATTACACCTACTGTTAAAGAAGGTGCAGCATCTGCTATGAAAAAGATACCATACGATAAGAATAAGTATGCTACTCCTGTGTCTAAGCCAGTAGAAGATATTCCTATGGATGTAGAAGGGGCTAATAAACTAGCTGACCTTGAAGCAGCACAGAAGCCAGCAGCATTAGACGCTGACATGGAGAAACTTGTTGATGAAGCAGAGGCTTCATTTACACCAACAACTAAAGAAGACGATTTCTGGAATGCTGAGCCAACAAATCCTAAAGCTACTCCTGCTAAAGATCCAGAGTTTGAAATTAAAGAAGTTGAATATGATGAAGAAGGTTATCCTATTGAACCCGGCAGCACACCTACGCCACCTACTAAATCATTAGCACAAAAAAGAGTAACCATTTCAAAGATACCTGAAGGTAACTTAAATGCACAAGTAGGTAATGGTATAAGCAGTACTGAAACTAGAAAGGCTATGCTTGCTAAGATCAGAATGGATAGACAAGATTCTTTTGATTCTTTAATTACTATGCCTGAAGTTTCTAAACTTCCTGATGCAGAAGATGTTATGGCTGTAGTGCAGGGTGACTTCAGATATACAACAGGCAGAGAAATTAATTTAAATAGTGCAGAGGATATGCAGAAAGCTGCTGAGATGGCTAAGCAATATCAAGACAGGCTCAATAGACTTAGAGAAGAATATAAAGATGTTCCTCCTATTAAACTATTTCATGGAAGATCTTCATACAAAGAAGGACCATCTTTAAGATGGAAGACTGGCTTTGATGATCCTCAGTTTCATGGTAATGCTCACAGTGAATTACATGTTGGCGGTACATCATTCACTAGAGATATTAATTTAAACTTTGAAAGCGAAGCCTTTGGTGGAACTAACCCAGAGAAACTTGTTTATACAAAGATACCCTATGCTGACTATATGTTCAGCAGGGTTCCTATGTCCAGTAAACAATATGGGCTTGAAGACTTTAACACCATTGCCAGATCAATTAATGGATCCGAAAGGGTAGTTAGACCTGTTTCTCTTTCCCGTTCTGGTAGCTTCAAAGAAGCAGAGGACATGATTACTGAGACAGATAAACTAAGACCACAGGGTAAGGCATCAGGCCGACAGCTTGAGGTGTTGTCTGCTGTTGAAGAAGCTAAGAAAGCTTTGAAGGGTGTACCTTTAGTTGAAGAAGGAAAGACCCCCATGTTCGCTAAAGGAAGAACACAAAGTGTAGGCTTCACTGAGAGAACAGATAAAAATAAAAAGATTGCTCTTAACTTATTTGAGTTAAATAGTGTCTTTACTAACGCAAAGACAACAGAGAAAGAGCGTATCATTGCTGCCAATCAAGCATATAAAAATATTAAAGACTACTTTAATAATGCTTTAGAGTATGGCTCTATTACCTCAACTAGAGAAGGTACTGGTCAGCGTTACCATAATTTTTTAAGAGATGTATCAGAAGTTATTCAGGCTGAAGACTATCCAAAAACTGTTGCTAGTGGAAACTTAGCAGGGCAAAGAAGAAGAGTTTATACTGGTAAACTTCTAGAGAATACAGCAGAAGTTTTAAAGGCTAACGGATCAACTGAAAAAGCTAAACTATTATCAGATCTTAATAGTGAACTAGGTAAGCTTAAGTATGGTAATGATTTGAAGAAACAAATAAATGCTATTGATAATGTCAGAAACCTTACTAGGAAATTTAATAAGGGTGGTTTAGCAAGCCGAAAATAATGGTATGCCTGAAGGGACTCGAACCCCTGACCTACAACTTAGAAGGTTGTTGCTCTATCCAGTTGAGCTACAGGCATATATAAGATAGTCTATCAAGAGGAACCTTGTAAAAGAGTTCTCCTTGGTAGACATATTTATTTCTAGACTCTTTAACTTCTGAAGCTAGTACAGCAGCAGCTTCGCAATGAAACAGTGCTGTACCATCTTTGTTAATTGAGAAGAAGTGTGTAGGTAGTTCTTGTGTTAAGAGCTTCTTCTTCCTAGCAGGTACATTCAAATCTTCATAGGGAAACTCTACAGTTTTCCATGACAGTCTGACTTCTACCTCAGCATATCCCACCAACAAGCTGTCTTTATACAGATGCAGATCAACCCCATATCTATCGGGATTATCTCTAGCTTCCATATTCCAAAAAGAAGAGACATAGCTTTTAACTACATCTCTTCCAAACTTGTCGTATGTGTCGTGTAGTTCTTTATCGAACCGCTTGGTAGCCATTAAGTCTTTCAATGTTATCGAAGTAGCCACGATCAAAACCTCGTTGCCACTCTTTACCTGCCACAGATACTGGGTCATATTGATTGACCAACCATCCATGTCTGAAAGCTTTATAGCCCTGTTCAAATTGAATACGCAATGGTGCAGATCGTTCAGACTTGACTTGCATGTTATTCCCCTGTAGGTTTATCGCCTTTAATGAGTTCACCAATCTCTTCAAACTCACCAATATAGATACTAAGAAAAGGCAACTTGATTAGTATACCACTGTATGAAAACAATTTATCATGTGGTCCACCATCATCAATGATGTGGCAGATAGTGTCATTGAATTCAATATCAAGTCCAATGCCCTGTCTTAGTTCTACAACGATCATGCTGCTTTACCCCATACATCATCCCAAGTACCAGTGGTAGCACCCTTGCTGTAGTCTGTTACACGCTGCTCAAAGAAGTTGGTGTGGCTAACACCAAGCATACCATCTACCCACGGCAAAGGGTTCTTCTTGATCTTATAGATGCCCTTCATCCCCATAGAGATGAGCCTACGATCTGCAATGTAGCGGATGTATTGCTTCACTTCTTCTTTCGTAAGCTTCTCGACCTCGACCATCGAAAAAGCCAGATCCACAAACTGATCCTCCAGACCCACCATTTGATCTGCAATTTCCTTGATGCGATCCGAAGTGCTCTCATCTTTGTTGTGCTTAACATATTCACGATACACCTTTATCATGCCTTCAGCATGTTGAGTTTCGTCCACAATAGACCAAGCAATGATTTGGCCCAATCCCTTAAGCTTACCATTCCTTGCAAAGTTAAGCAACATAACAAAGCTAGAGAATAGTTGCATGCCCTCACCGAAGGCAGAGATGGCAGCAATCTTCTCAGCCATTGGTGCTGCACTAAGATTGTTAATGTAGTCATGCTTCTCCACCATCTCCTTGTATTCAAGGAACTCATTGTAGGTAGACTCAGGCAAGCCTAAGGTTTCAATGAGGTGGGCATAGGCTGCTACATGCAGGGCTTCCCTACTAGCAAAGCCACTCATCATCATCCTCACCTCAGGCTGCTTGAATATAGGAATGTAGTGGTCATGATAACCACTGCCAATATCCAAGTCACCCTGTACAAAGAAGCGCAAGATCTTTGTTAGAAACTCCTGCTCATGGCTGCTTAGTTTCTTGTAGTCTTTAACATCCTCAGACATAGGTACTTCTGTATGAAGCCAATGGCTCTGCTCATGCTGCAACCAAGCATCATAAGCCCAAGGATATTTGAAAGGTTTGAATGTTGTACGCTCTTGCGTAATGTCTGTCTTAGTCTTTACCATATCAACCTTCACATGCTAAACAAGTTTCACCTTCTGCCACCTGCTTCAAATCAATATCGTCTTCAATACGCTGACGCTTGATCTGAGCACCTACTTTATCTGCCTTACGCACCTTCTCTGAACGAAGATAGTATAAGCTTTTCAGTCCACTCTTCCAAGCAAGGAAGTGAATGGCATGTAGATATTTAATGGATACATTGGCATGGAAGAACAAGTTAATGCTCTGGCCTTGGTCAATGTATTTCTGTCTGTCTGCTGCAAGCTCAACCAACCAACGCTGATCAATCTCCATAGCAGTCTTAAACACTTCCTTCAATTGATCAGAGATGTCTAGGTGCTGTACAGATCCTTCGTTGCTGATGATGGATGCCCACACATCGTCATCGTCCATACCCAGTGTAGCAAGTTGTGCCTTTAAGAACCTATTCTTATAGACGAATGATCCACTAAGTGTGTCTTGTCTAAATACATTCGCTCTGTACGGCTCGACTGAAGGGCTAGTATTACCCATGATAAGGCTGCTACTAGCGTTAGGGGCAATAGCAGTATGATGACTAAACCTTCTATTAATATTGCCGTGACCAGCATCGATACAACTACCACGCTGCTGCTCCAAGACAGAGTCAGCAAGTAGACACGAAGAATGAATGTGCTTAAAGATTTCATTGTTATAACTCTTAGCCATCACACCATCGATGGCTACACCTTTCTTTTGTAAGAATGCATGGAAGCCCAGTGCTCCCACTCCAATGCTACGCTCCATCATTGCACTGTACTTAGCCCTAGCAATTGTTGATGGTGCTTTGTCGATGAAGTATTGCAAGACATTGTCTAGCATTTCCATAACATCCAAAATGAATTGCTTGTCATTCTTCCAGTCATCATAGTATTCTAGGTTGAGTGAAGACAAACAACATACTGCTGTGCGTTTCTCGTTAGTTGGTAGAAATATTTCTGTACACAGATTGCTACCATTAATCTTCAAACCCTTATCACTCAACCACTTAGGCATAGCCTTGTTAGCTGTATCAATGAAGACTAGATATGGTTCACCTGTCTGCATACGCAGGTCTAGGATTTTCTGCCACAGATATTTAGCAGACACTGTCTCCACCACCTCACCATTGGCAGGGTTTTTAAGTTGGAAGCTGTCATCAAAGTCAGGATCTTTCATGGCCTTCTCAATGATGGTCATGAATTCATCAGTGATGTTGATGCCGTGATGTAGGTTTAGTGTGCGTACATTCTGATCACCTGTAGGCTTACGCATCTCCAAGAACTGGATGATGTCAGGATGGTGGATGTCTAGGTAGGCAGCATAGCTACCCCGTCTTGTACGGCCTTGACGATAGGCCAAGGAACTGGCATCGTAGATTTTGAGGTGGGGCATAACACCAGTAGACTTATCATCACCATTACGGATACCAACATGAACCCCGACACCACCACCATACATGGATAGCCAGTTAGTTTCTGATAGGTTATCGACCAGACCTTCTGCACTATCATCCATATAGTTAAGGAAGCAGCTAATAGGGAAACCACGCTTAGAGCGACCAAAAGATAGGATAGGTGTAGAGTAGCTAAGCCAGTGCTTGCTGCTGTAGTCATACAGTCGCTGAGCATGTTCCTGATTAGACGCAAACGATTCCGAAACATAAGCAAATCTTTCTTGAGGACTAACTTCTTCATCCTTCATATAACTCTCTCTCAATCTCTGGATGCCCAGTTCATCGAACAAACTATCCCGAGACAGGTCAATACTGACCTTAAACTTTGCCATAAAAATACTCCTGCTGTGGTGGAAAAAATAGGAGCCGAAGCTCCCGAAAGGAAAGGTAGTTATACCTTAGTTGACTTCTACTTGCTAGGTACAAATAGAGATGGAAATAAGTTTGTTAGCACTACCTTACATTGGTCTGCTACATCACGATGTTCTTTCTGTGTTGCTTTGTCACAACGGATATCAACATAGTGCATCCAGCTACGCAGTGTGCCGTTCATATACATTCTACTGGTGGTTAGTCCCTCAGGTAACACCTTTCGTGCCACCTCCTTAGCTATCCCAAGGCTTAATGCAGCCTCATAGGACCGCTTTGCAGCCACCAAAACATCTGTCTGTAGCTCATCCCATACCGCCATCAATTCTCGGTCCTGAACGGCTATAGAGTTCTGTCTGTTCTTGTTATCCTGTAGCCTCACCTCACTGGTTTCATAGCGTGAGGAAATGGCATAGCGTTGTGAGAATTCTTGGAAGCTAAAGCTACGATGTCGCAATATCTGTCGTGCAATGTCACGGGTTGTCTCAATTTCCATGCACACATTCACCATCTCAAATGGACTCCAGTGTTTGTTGTCCATCAAATACTTCAGCAGCTTGGGTGCTGTATCAGGGTTGTCCTGATTCTCTGGGTTGCTTACCCTCGCCATGTATGCTATCAGGTGTTCCGCATTGGGTGTAGCCCAGATCAGTGTTACTGACATATTTAGCTCCTTCGTTAACGCCATTCTTAAGTGCTGTAATTATACCGAGATTGAGTAGGAGGTTACGCTCTTCCCAATTTAAATCAAATGTATAGGTGGCACTACCATCATCATGTTCTTCTAACATTTCAACATTCATTTCTTTTTCCTTTCTAGTTTCTCTTCTTCTGTCTTCACTTTATGACAGGGCTTACACATCACTTGCAAGTTCTCTATCTCACAGAAGATACGATCAATGAACATGTCCCAACTAACAAACCCCACCTTAGGATCTACCACTGGTAACACATGATCTACCTGCACATCTGCTGCAACAAAGTGTTTCTTACATTTGGCACATTTGTAATGCATTGCCAGCTTGCCAGTCTTCTTGTTAGTCTTCCTACCAACGAAGGCTTCTTTAAGAGCCTTGTACTTAGGAGGCCAACGCCTAGATGCAGCTCGTAATGCAGAGGTGACAAAGCTCCTGAACCTAGCGTCAGTCCACTCACCACCATTTCTTTTCTTATCTACCAATTGGTGTATCTACTAGATGCGACATGTCAGCAGCATCGTAATGCACAAATAGATCTCTGGCTATTGCCAGTGCTTCGTCAATATCCAAAGCAACAAACTCAGAAAGATACTTATCGTATTCTCCCTCAGCTACATGCTCAACAACAAAGCCATTACTGGCTTCTCTAATGGTTACTGAATTAACTTTCATTCTAGTCCTTCGATATCAACGAAACTAAAGACTACATCCTGTGCATCCATTCGTTCCAACGAAGCAGTTAAGTTTTCAGTGATGGCTTCACTCAGCACTTCCTCATTTAAGTAAACATTGGGTAGGTCTTTAGCTTTAAAGAATACCTTCAGATGAATGTCAACAGCAATCATAATCGTTCCAGTCTTTCTTCTACCAACCTAGCATAGCCAATGATGTCATGCCATGAGTCATGATACCAAGGATCACCATTAACAATGCGAGAGATTTTGTTACAGATGAGATCAAGGCTTTCCTTCATATCATCATCCATCTCTTTCCACTCAGCACCAGACCTAACAGTTTCTTTCAAAGCTTGTGAAACCCTAGAGACATCTTCTTTGTAGTTGCCATACCTAACACCACGTTGTATCAATGTGTCATCTACATTCATTGGATGCCTCCAACTGTCTTGGTGTCAATGGTGAAGTTGCCATCACCAAAGCTGTCATGGTCTGCGTTGTAAAAAAAGTCACCAACATCACCAAACATCTTACCGCAATACTCAACAAGCTTATTAGCAAGTTGTTCATCTTCTTCCATATACTGTACAGTTGCTGCCAATATAGTAGCCATACCAATTAAATTATTTATATCATCTTCACTGATAGTGAGTGGTCCAAAGCCACTGACTAACACCTGAAAGTGTTTTTGATATACACCATCTACGATAGTAGGACGAAGTATTAGTGCAATGTCATTTGGTCTTAAGCTTGTGGAGGAGTCCATATCTGTCCTTCGTATCTGCGTAAAAAAAGAAGCTGAGCATTCTCTAACACACGCTCAGCATCACCCTCGTAAGCTTCCAACACTTTGTTGTACAGCTCAAGTTCATCTGTTGTGTCCCCAATTATCTTGGCTGCTTTCACTGGACCAACACGGAACAATCCTTTGATGTTATCAGCAGCATCACCTGTCAGCATCTGCGTATACAACTTAACCAGAGCTTCCTCTGGTTTGATGTAGTAGCCTAGATGTTTTACAAAGTTGTAATGCCATCCAACAATCTGATCTAAGTCTTTGTCTAAAGACACAATGACACAATTGTCACCAAGCTTTGTAGCTTCAATGGCAATGGTGTCATCAGCTTCTTCACCTTCAGATATAGAAGCACCCCATTCTTTTACTAGATAGTTTCTAAGGAAAGCTAGATGCTTAGGCTTAGGCTTGTCCACTCTGTTACCTTTGTAGGGTACAGTGGTGGCTATCTGATATCGGAAGTTGTTCTTACCTGTTAGGTGCATGCTCCAACTATCCACGAAGCAATCAGGATAGATGTTATCAACACCGCACATGAGGACATCAACAATTAAACGATCCAGTGTACGCTGTGCCGTTGCTTCGTCTTCGTCCTCACATGCAGACGCTGCTCGATAAGCGAAGATGTCGCTATCGAATAGTGCTTTCATTACTGCACTTCGGTAACAACTGGTTCTTCAGCAGCTTTAGCTTCCTCGAAAGCTTTCAATTGCTCAGTACCCTGCAGTCGAATAATAGCTACAGTTTCACTAACAGCTTCAAAAGGCAGTTTAGACAAAGCAGCTAACACCAAGTTAAGTTGGTCCAAATTTAATGTGATATTAAAGTTCATAATACATCCTCATCATCTGCGCTAATGCCGCTAGTCGCAGCATACTCTACCAAGTCAGTGACAACCAGCTTCTTCAATGAAGGGCTAACACCTTTCTTGTTCTTGTATGTCCAAGAATAATAAGACACCAAGGCTTTACCCTTGCTACCATTACCAATGGCTTCAGTGATCTCATCATTGTCTGTATCAAAGACACGGATAGGCTTCTCTGATTTGCAAGTGATGTACCTGCCCATGTCAGCCTTCTTCTCTTCACCAGTCTGAACACTGATGCCCATCTCTTCCAATGCTTCAACAGCAGCATCAGACAGGTTGCATAAGTTCAACTGGAACTTACCAGACATGTCATTCACTTTGTTGTGCTGACACCAGAACAAATCAGCCTTCAGCTTAATCGCTTTCTTTTCTTCACTCATAATATTCTCCAATATAAAAATGGGCTGAACGGCAGCCCCACAACCGCCATAGTTAAACTTTGTTTTCGTCTAACCGATGATCACCACACCAGTCGGTAAAATATACCACTGGATAACCTCCCATTGTAGGGGCATGCCTACGGCATCGTCCAATCTCACTAGCATCTCCGAGTAGTTGGTTTGTTTTAGGAACAAACCAGATACAAGTTTTGCATCTCATACCATCTAATCTATGTTTCCAAGGATCAGGGTTGATAACACCTTTAGTCTCATACATATCTATCTCCTTAATATTACTTAATTATAAAGATGTTTTCTGCAAATAGCTAGAAGCCGTTTGTAAAAACTTCACACTATCTTGAAATAAACCCAAGCCACGATTACAGTTATGACAGAGCATACCCCTCACTCTACCTGTTGCATGACAATGATCCACCACAAGTTTTATCTTATGGTGAGCTTGCATTTTAAAACCCTCACTGCCACAGATAGCACACTTCTCATCTTGATTCTTGAGCATCTCCATGTATTCAGAATAGTTTATTCTATATTCTCTTTGTAGATACTTCTCTATCAAAGCAATGTCTGCACATTCCTGACTGCAATACATATGGCTAGGAGCCATTGGTTTAAATACAGTAGAGCAAAGCCTACAAGGTTTTTCTTTAAAGAATCCCTGTGGATATTTCTTTGGCTCTGCTGTCATTTCTGCCTGTCTTTTGTTTCCTTTTAAGTACATAGTGAAAACCCTTTCACCATAGGTATACCATAAAAATATGTTCAGTTCAAGTCTTAGTGAACATCTCGCCAGTTTTTACCTATGCGTCCTTCAGCACCAACAGGACAACGAAACCCTAAAGATATACCTGCATCTAGTGCTGCTTGTATTGTCAGGTCTTTAACTAGTTCTGCTTGTTCAGGGACACACTCAAGCACTACCTCATCATGAACAACAGCAAGTAAACGAACATCTAGAGAATGCTCTTTATACTTCTTGTTAGCTTCAACAAGCCATTGCTTAGCTATGATAGCCCCTGCCGATTGCAACAAAGTATTCAATGCTGCGTGTTCTGATCTAATCCATACACGCCTACCATCAAGACCGGGCAAATGTCCTTTGCTCATGAACTTAGATATCTTTTTCTTCAGCGCAGCTAGGCCGGGAGTATTATTAATAAAGTTATCTAAAAGTTTCTTACCCTTAGAACTATTAGCACCCACAATACTACCAATCTTTACTGCTCCTGCACCATATGATGCGGCATATACCAAAGTCTTCGATAGATTTCTAGCTTTCTTATGTTCGGGATTGTTATCATCTTTGACTGTTCCTTCAGGAACTAGACCAAAACTTTGTGCATTCTTCCAGTGAACATCACCATTCAGAAGTTCATGCTGCCACCCTGCATCTTGTAGATAGTGAGACATACAGCGTAGCTCAATACCAGACAAGTCAACACCAACCATAACTTTGTCTTGAGGAACAACCCACATTTCCCTACATTCCAAACCATAAGCCACAGATGCATTAGGAATCTGTCCAATGTTTGGATTACTGTGTGTCATCCTTCCTGTAACTGCGCCATTGGTAGTTACCCTACCATGCACTCTGCCATCATCGGCTACCAATTCAAGCCAACTACTTATCTGAGATACACGCTTTTGAATCATTAAGTATTCAGCTACAAGCTTAGCTTCTGGTAAGTCAATCTTCTCAAGCACAGCTTCATCAACAATGACATTGCCTTTGTCTGTCTTCTTTGTGAAGACAACACCAAGCCCTGCCAATCGCTCAGCAATCTGCTGTCTGCTTCCGGGATTGAAGATGGTTACTTTGTCCTTAAGCTGCTTGCCTGTCTTCTCAGAGACTCGCTGCTCTACGATGGGAGGAAACACCTGCTGCATGCTCTCTTCAATGTCAGACATGCGTCCACTCAGTATGGCATGCAACGCCATAGCCTTAGGCATATCAAGCATGAAGCCATTGTCTTCCATACCTCGGCAGATGATGGCAACCTCATGCTCAAGCTGAATGCTTTGTTGGGAAAACCCTTCTCTTGTCATGGTTACTGTCAGAAAGTTGTACAGTTTTTCTAAAAGTTGAACATCTTGTTCACAATAGGTAGCCATCTCTTCTGACCATCCACTGTCGAAGTCAGTGAAACCAATCTTGTAACTGCCTAAGCGGTAGCCCCACGCCTCTAGGCTATGAGGAGTAGGGGCTTTGCCTTCCTTAGGAAGCACCACCTCAATGTCAGGTTTGTACAGCCGTGACATTACTAGGGTATCCACTAGGCTGTTGTCAGGAATGCCAACACCCCATACCTTCTTCAGGATGGGAGCATCAAAGCCAATGATGTTGTGGCCCACCACTTGCTCACCCTCTAAGTATTGCTGCAAGCTGTCGGCTTCCCGCCAGTGCCTCACCTCACCAGTGGTGTTGTGCTTAGTAACACACAACCATATGGTGTCATGTTTTAGGTTTGTCTCTATGTCTAAGAAGATCATCGTCCTTGTCCTTATCATTTTGTCGGAGGTTATCAACATTCTCCGACTGTTTGTAATCTTCTAATGAGTCTTTACCAAAGATGGCATTCCATCTGGTAGCCCACTCTTCATCAGCTATTGACTTGGGACGCTGAGCATGTCCCTTACCACCATCACTCGTCATATCTCTGCCACACCAATACAGGTGTGTCCTTTCCTATGTATGCACCCTCAATGTTGAAGAGAATATATTCATTGGCTTCCTCTTCAGACATACCATCTCTGTCCACAAATACTTTAATCATCTTATCAGCATCGTAGACCAAGACCTCCACTCTCTTATTACCATTCCATATGGAAGCTTGTCCAATGATGGAATCATCAAGATCGTCCCACTGTTTCATAGCATCATTCCCTCCATAGTATCTGCTACCTCAAACATTCTGCCAGTGTCTTTGTTATAAAGCAAGCTGCAAGCAGGACCAGTCTGTCCACTGTAGCGGTTCTTCAACACTCTCACCTTGGTGGTGTTACGCTCAATGGGATCATCAGCCTGACCATTCCTCTCAAGCGATACCACCATGTCACTAAGCTGTGCGATGGCTGCACTACCCCTTAGCTGAGCTAAGCTAGTGGCTGCACCTTCTTCATGTCCCTTGTCTGATGGACGCTTGAGGTGGCTAACAATGATGAGAGCAATGTTAGTTTCCTGCACAAGCATGCGAAGCTTGGTCATGATTTCATCAATGGCCTTACGCTCATCACCATTGTCCTGACTGGATACGATGATGGACAAGTGGTCCAAGAACACATACTTACAGCCTAGTCCCTTAGCCATATACTTGACACGATTGACAATGTTCTCAATGGCTGTACTTCCGAAGTGGTCAAAGAAGAACAAGCGTCCAGTGCCTAAGGTCTTCTCGAATGCATCCTTGCGTACAGCATCAGACACTACAGATGTAGGCAGGTGTAGTGGTGCATCAGCAGCAAGGCTCATCATGGACAGGCTAGTCTTACGAACACTCTCTTCAAGAAACATCAAGCCAATGTTGTCACTGCTATTCTGTAACAAGTGCCAAACAATTTCCCTTAGGGTTTGACTCTTACCTAGTCCACTACCTGCTGTGAATGTGACTAGCTCACCTGCTCTAATGCCATAGGTAATTTCATTCAGTCCCTTCCAAGGGTAGAAACAATCTGCTGCCTCCATTGGTGTAGACACTAGTTCCCATAGGCTAGACCCACACACAATACCATCAGGCACGAAGGGTTCAGCAGCCCACCACCTAGAAACAAAGGCAGCTTCCTTGTTATCAGCAAGCCACTCGCATGCATCTTTATATTCAGGGTCTGGTTTAAATATCTTGCACTTGCTACCAAACAATTCAGCAACTTCCTTTGCTGCCTTCTGCCCTGCCTCATCACCATCAAAGCAAAGCACCACAGTTTCAAAGCTGTTGATGTATTCGTAGTTGGCCTTGGCATCCTTCAATGCACTACCTGCACCTGTGCGTATAGACACCACAGGATATTTACTACCTGTCAATTGGTATGCAGCCAGTGCATCAAACTCACCTTCAGTGATGGTGAGGTACTTGCCATTGGATGGGTATAGGTTCTGTCCAAACAGAGTACCCTTGCTCCACCCACCCACTGTTGTGAACTTCTTATCCTTCACTTCCCTACGCTTAGCTGCCACAAGCTGTGAGTTGCTATCATAATAGGGAAAGTAGTAATGGCCTTCGCTACGGACTACGCCATAGCGTTCCATTGTTGATTTGTTAATGCGTCTGTCTGACACACTAACACTGTGTCCTTCGTTGTAGCTTTTAATAAAGCCACTCGTATCTTTTGTATCACCATCTACATCAATCACTTCAAGTCTTTCGTTGTTCGTTGAGGGAATGTATGTGTTACATACAAAGCATTTGGTGGACATGTCATCGTTGATGGACAAGCCATCACTACTGCCACATGTCTCACAGGGTAGGTGGGTTTTTAGGAATGCCATAGCCTTTGTAAGTTACTTTGTTGGTCTTAAGTACAGTGTCGTACCCCTCAAATAGCTTACACATTCTAGCATCGTGTAGACTGTGCAATCCAATTAATAAATTGGCAAGCTCATCTTCATCAGGTTGCTTCTCTCTGTCCATCAACACCCACAGGATGGAGTCAATGTCCTCCTTAGTTATCCAAGCAGCCATGATGAGATCTTCTAGTTCATGTAGTTTCATTTTGTTCCTTATAAGTAGCCCATAGAAAGCATAAGACTATCCAAAAAATAATAACACCAAGCCTAGCAACCTCTGACCAGTTACCTGCATTAATATCCCAGTTAATAAAAGCACCGAGCAAATAGCACTGAGCTAAAAGACAAAGACTAATAAAAGAATTTCTCATGTGTTCTTCTCCTTAACCCATGTGCAATCAAAACAAATTTTCATCATCCAACGAACAAACCAATTAGGTTCATCCCCTTTTCTTGGGATGTACTTCATTCCGTAATTTGTTTCAGGTTTATTGCCAAACATATAGCAAGCCCAATCAGAAAATTCAGGTACATAAAATTTATATTCACCCTTTGCTTTGTAAATGTCATCATCAAAACGGATTGTTCCGCTAGTTGGTTGTTCATCCATTGTTCTTACTCCTTAGTTTGGCTTCAAAGAAATCAAAGGCAGCTACTTTATCAAAGTCGCATAGTTCAAGTGCTTTAATCCAATCCTCATCATCAATTTCAACCCATGTGCGCTGTGCTGCTTCTATCTCTTGCCCAAGCCTCTGCACTTCAGACATGGCATGTTCACGCAAGGCAGCTTCCCATGCTGCCCATGCCCAGTATTTAGGACTACCTCTTCTAAAGGGACTACTACGAATGATGTCGCTATCCCACCATTCATTAAAGTCTTTCATGTCAACAACTTCATCGTGTGTCATGTTTGTCCCTTGCTCTAATGCGTTCAGGTATGTGGTGTTCAAGATGGTTTTGTATGCACCACTCAGCAATCTCAGCACATATCTTACGCTCTAAATTAACAGCAGATTTTATAGCGTTAGCTTCCCAGTTGTAGGGTTGTCCCTTCATAGAATTCTCACGTTCAATGCGAGCAAACTCATCGTCTTCATCCGTATGTATCATTTCGCTGCCTCCATATAAAGCCCAACATTACCCAGTGCATAACCAACAAAGGCTATGCCTAGCCCAGTGTTACCTTTGAGTAGCAGATCCACTGCCACAACTGTATACACCACACCAACAACTGCGATAAGCCATGCACTCATTTGATCACCTTAAATTCTTGAAGCACTCTCATAGCTGCTTTAATAAGTTCAGTATCTTGAGTTGGCTCAGGCAAACTACTTTCCCACCGAAGTAAAAATTCTAGTTCTTCTGCAACCACAGCTTCAATTTCTTCTCTGTTTAATTCAGTCATATCAGTCCCATAGTCCTCTGTAATATTTACCAAACAACATGAAAGCTTTCTTCATCCTAGCTTCATGCATTTCCAAACCTGCATAGTCAATCTTAATCTTACCTATCTGCTCTTCTAGTCCTGCCTTCTTATCCACAGCAGAATGATCATAAAACTTATCAGTTGAATTTTCATCCACCATTTCACCGAATGCCCATATCATTTCATCTAGCACCCAGTCCCACCTTTTGAAATGATTGTCATCAATGTCCCAACTGTTTTCCTTAGGCAAACAAGAGTTGCTTTGCAATGCCTTAGGTACATCTGCATCATCCACACTAGGGCTACCATGCTGTGTTGCCTTAAGCTGCTTGAGCATAGGCAAGATGATGAGGGATAGCGTGTGATCCATAGCCCATGTGTCATATCTATCAAGCTTCACAATGACAGTGCGCTTCTTCTTCGTGTGCATCCACTGCAGCATGTTACCCACCCATGTTTCACTGAGCCACTCACCCCACTTGTATGCCCTGTCCTTATCAACCCCTAGTTTTGTTGTTAGATCAGCAAGCTGATGTGGCCCAAGCCAATTAGGATAACCACCTATATACACCTTCATGTTAGTCCTCGCATTTCCTGTGTCACTGTTGCACTACGCAATGTGTTCTTGATGTATGGTGTTAGGCTCTGCGGTGTGGCATGACCTGACACTGACATGATGTTGGTGATGGGTACACCCACCTCAATCATCTCTGTGATGGCTGTCCTTCGTAAGTCCTGTAACACTAGGTCACTAGGCAAAGAAGCATCAGCCAATATTTGTTTAGCCACTCTAGACAGGTTAAACAAACTGTAAGGTAGCAAGCCGCCCTTCCTATCAGGAACATTGGATGGAGCAATGTATTGCTGCCAACCAAACTCAGCATGCTGCTGCCTTAACATAGTTAGAAGACCAGTGCTTGTTGGAATAGTCACCCTTGACCTACGCTTGCTTTGTTCCAAGTGCAACACACCCTTCTCTAGGTCTACCTGTTCCCACTTCAGCTTACGCATATCCCCCATACGCTGTCCATATTCGTATGCCATCTGCACTATGAGTCCTACATTACGCCACTTGAATGTGCTGTAAGCAGTGTTCATGAATGCCCTAACATCTTCCCTACTCCATACAGTTCTGCGAGGTTTGTCTGCTCTTCGTAGCACCTTGCTGAATGGATTGTGGGTGATGTAGCCATGACGAATAGCGAAGTTGAATAGCAATCGATACACTGCCAAGGTGTGGTTAGCTAAGCTAACACTGTGCTCAGCATGTGTTTCATATATCTTCTGACAGTGTGGAGTGACTAAGCTACCTAGCTTGCATTGATACAGAGCAACACCATTGGCCTTGCTGTCCTTCCATCCCTGCAGGTAATACATGTAGTCATGCTGTGCCTTGATGCTCAGCTTGGTGAAGGTGATGTTATTCTTGTAAGCTTTGATAAGCTCATGCACCCTAGTATCTTCAGAGATATCTTTAAGATATCTAAGTTCCTTACGCCAGTTGTCTAGCATGGCATTGAGTTCTTCAGCTAAGGCAAAGGCTTTGTCCTTCTCAGTGCCAAGCACACACCTAGCCACCACCCCTGCATCCACTGCATCCTGTGGTGGGTTGTACCTGTACTTAGTAACACCCTCAGCAGCCTGTGCCAAGGTGACATAGCGGGGTAGGCTCATGCTTGTCCCCTTGCTCGGATGGCTTCCTCTGCCAGACCAGTATCCATGTCACCTGACAAATACATTTCTTTACATAAATCTGCACACGCCTCACGCTCGGCAGAAGCGACAAGGGCGGCAAAGCGTTCAAGTGCATCAGCAAACTTTGCGTAGTCTTTGCCAAGGCCATAAACATCTAAATGCGATTCATGTGCCATGCGAATAATGTCTTCTCTGTTCATTCTTATTCCCTTGCCTTCATCATCTGTTCAGCAAACCAATAAGCTTTGCTTGCCACTTCAGCATGTGGAATACTCCACGCACTGGTCATCAACACAGCCATAGCCTTGGCTGCAAAGTAGTCACGCAAGGTCATGCCATCACTACCCAGTCCTGTATAGGGGAATGCTTGTTGCGGTTCAATGTCTTTATCACTCATCTTGTTTCCTTTTCTTAGGCAGTGCTGCCCAGTGTGTCCAAAAGTTGTCTTGATTGTTGCCGTAGTATTCACCATACACAGCAACACCATACTTGCTTAGCAGTTGCACCTTCCTACTGCGAGGACAGCTCTCAATGTCTTCCCAAAAGCATTCAGTGTTGACACACACAGTGTTGTCTTTGTTGTTTTCAATTGCCATCATCACCTCCCAGTGCATAAAGTGTTTCTGCCATAGCTAACAACTCATCATGTTTAACCAACACCTTGAGCCATCTCTTAGGGATGTTGCTATACCCATAGATACGCCCTGCCAACATACCAGTGACAGCACCTACAGTGTCAGCGTCATAGCCTAAGTTGACAGCATGCACCACTGCATCCTCAAAACTGTGGCTTAGATCAACACTGTTCCATGCTTGAGCATAAGCATGCATGATGGTGTTCACAGTACGCTCACCATTCCTT